ATAAACCCCTTTAATTAGGGGTTTTTTTTGGGCGTTATTATCCTTATCAAGCGAATTATAACTTTTATTGATTAAAATATCTAGCATAAAACATAAAAAAACCATAAATATAACCAATAAAATATAAAAAATAGCTATAAAAGGCCTTTTAAAGCTCATATTGTTAAGTTTATTTTACTGATATTAAGGTATTAAAAACTTATTTAAATAGCTTACATAGCCATTGCAGCCGAATTTTATTTTTATTTATTAAAAAAAAATACAGTTATTAGCTTTTGGTAAAATAAAATCTTACTAACCTATGAATTAATTTTAGATAAGTGTTATAAAAATATTAAGATCAGACTGCCTGGAATAACTTTTATTGAATAACACTTTTAAGAAGTTTAGATTTTATATCCTAAATCCCACATTGTCTACTATATTTCATAAATTACTTATTGATAATATAGATAAGTTAAGCTAGTTTACATTATTAATAAAAGGTATATACTTATATATGTAAAAACACTTTAACAATTATAAGGAATTATTATGAATGAAGATAACTATTATAAACAACTAGAAGGATTTAAGATCACTAAATTTTTAGGTGTAACAACTGAAGATGATATTGATGGATTCCCTCAATTTGTACTTACTAAAAAAGGTTTTAAAGATGTAATGATAGAAGTAAGTAGAGACGCAGAAGGCAATGGAGGGGGATTTTTATTTATAGGAGATACTAAATAATGAGTAAAGAAAACACAATGCAAAAAGTAAGAGATGAAGGTTATCTTATAAAACTATTTGATGATTTTAGATTGGGAAATATTGATAAATGGGATGTATACCCCTATGCAGAAAAACTCATTAAAGAGAAAAGAATAACATTAAAAAGGGTAAAAGAGATAGCATATTTGACATGCAAAATACCACCAAATGTTGTTGATGACAGAATTGAATATATGAAAATATTAGATAATCAATTATAAAGTATTAACTCATAACATCTTTAGGGGTGTTATGGGATTGATATTTCAATCATTTTTTATTAACAAGATAAGGAATAATTATGAAATTTGTTGTTAGAAAAACAGAAGTAGTTGCAAGTTATATTGTAATAGATGGTGCAAAAAACCATGAAGACGCAGAAAATATTTTTAATTCTATATTAGAAAATGAAGAACCAATAGAATTTAAAGATGATGAAGTATTAACTTGTGAATATGAAGTATTAAGTGATTATGAAAGTGAGTGCAACATGAATTATTTAGGAGAAAAATAATGAATGTATTAAGTTTATTTGATGGAATGTCATGTGGGCAGATAGCTTTAAAACAATTAGGAATTAAGGTAGATAAGTATTATGCAAGTGAAATAGACAAATATGCTATCCAAATAGCACAAAAAAACTTTCCTAATACGATACATATTGGAGATGTAACAAAAGTTTTGGCAAAGGATTTACCAAAAATTGATCTTTTATTAGGTGGTTCGCCATGTCAAGGATTTTCATTCGCAGGAAAACAACTTAATTTTAACGATTCCAGGAGTAAATTATTTTTTGAATTTGTTAGGTTGTTAAAAGAATTAAAACCTAAATATTTTTTATTAGAAAATGTACGCATGAAACAAGAATATCAAGATGTCATTTCAGAGCATTTAGGGGTAAAACCTATCATGATAAATAGTGCATCAGTATCTGCTCAAAACAGAAATAGATTATATTGGACTAATATTCCAAATATTACACAACCTAAAGATAAAGAAATTGTATTAAAAGATATATTAGAAAATGGCATTGCAACAGATAAAATGACAACTAATAAAAAATCTTTCTGCCTTACTGCAAGGTATCAAGCTGCAGTTGCATGGAATAACATTGAAAGAAGACAAAGAACTATGGTGCAAGTTGGCATAGCTAACGATATAAATGGACATGATATTTTAAAAAGAATTTATTCTGATGAAGGTAAATCACCAACTCTTAATGCACATGGTGGTGGCAACACAGAACCAAAAGTTGCTTTAGGCCAAGAATTACATTACAGAAAACTAACACCTTTAGAATGTGAAAGATTACAAACTGTTCCTGATGGCTACACAGATGGAGTTTCTAATACTCAACGATATAAGATGATTGGAAATGGTTGGACTGTAGAGGTTATAAAACATATTTTAAACAACATGGAGGTAACATCATGAGTAATAAAAATAAAGAATGGAATCCTTGGGAAAAAATAGACAAGATGATTCAAGAAGAAATGGAATCTGAGGAAGAATTTTGTGAACGATTACAAGACGAGTTGAAGGAGAATGAAGATGAATAAATCATTTTATGATATTGAATGGGAAACAACAGGTTGGGTATTTAATAAAGCATTAGACGAAGTAGAAGTACCTATAACAATTTATTATGATATTGAACATGATGATATTTCGTATCCTATTATAGATGCAACAGGTTATTACATTGATGATGATGGATATCAACAAGACTATCTGTTATCAGATGATGAGGTTGATAGAGCATACGAACATATATTAGAAGCTATGCGCGATGATCCAAGAAATGAACCTGATTATTATATGGAGTAATAAAAACAGGGTAGCTAGGGTATCGGCTGCCATATTTAAATTGCTCTATGGCTCTTATATAAAGCCAATATTTGACATAATAATTAAAATTGTGGTAAATTCGCTTTACATTAATAATTAAGGAAATATTATGACATTAACAGAAGTATGTGAAAAATTAGAACTAACACCGAATCAATTAGCAGAAAAATTTGATCCACCATTGTCTAGACAAGCAGTTTTTTATTGGAAAACAAAAGGTATTCCAAAATTAAGACAATATGAGATAAAGGAGATGCTAGATGATACCGAAAGAGCAAATACTAGCGAAGTTTGAAAAAGTTTACGCAACTACAAGTGATAAAACACAATATCAATGTTTATGTCCTTCACATAATGATAAAACTGCAAGTTTAGGCATAAAGTTTGTTGATGATAAGGTGATTTTTAATTGTTTTGCAGGGTGTGAAACAGGAGATGTGATTAATGCAGCAGGATTGAGTTGGAATGATATTATGCCCAATTCTGTTGATAATAATTACAAGCCAAACAAAACTTTTAATCCTTTTGCAGTATTAAAGGCCATAAGAAATGATGTTTTGTTTTTATATCTTTGTGCGAATGAAATAAAAAAAAATGCGCCATTAAAAGAATCAGATCAACAAAAATTGTTAGAACTGACAGGAAGATTAAGAGGACTTTATGACAACATTAGATGAAGATGTCAATAAATTAATTATTGGCGATAAGGATATAGATAATTATTTTGCTAGTCGTGATAATGATGAGCATTTTAAGGTAAAAAAACCTAGTAACTATGTCCAGGAAGTGCAAGATTATTTTAAAAATGACATTTATGGGGGTATATCATTACCTTTTGATTTTACAGATGATAAATTTAAAATTAGATTTGGTGAAACCTCAATCATTACAGGGTATTCTGGACATGGAAAAACAGCATGGCTATCTTATGTTATTTTAAAGATACTAAATGAAAATAAAACACTTATTGCTTCATTTGAGATGTTGCCAAAAGCAAGTTTAGGTAGAATGTTGCTGCAAAATAATTTAAAAGATCCAACTGAACAAACCATTACTGACTTTGTGCAAGGCCTAGATGAGAAATTATATTTATATGATGCAGAGGGTGAAACTTCAGTTGAAAAAATAATTTCTGTGATTTTTTATAGTGCTGAAAAACTTGGCGTAAAAATATTTGTAATAGATTCATTAATGAAATGTGGTATTAATGAAGATGATTATAATAAACAAAAGAAATTTATTAACCAATTATGTGTAGCAAGTAGAGATTTAAACATTAAAATATTTTTAGTATGCCATAGTAGAAAAACATTTAATGAGCATGGTGAACCTAGTAAATTTGATGTGTTAGGCTCTAGTAATATTACAAATTTGGCAGATAATTGTATAACTATATTTAGAAATAAAGCTAAAGAAGAAATACTAAATAGCGATAATGATGAAAAAAAAGCAGATGCCATAAATTGGTATGATGCTCAAGTGTTTATAAATAAACAAAGACATGGCAATGGATATGAAGGTAAATTTGGATTGTATTTTGATAAAGAAACATTTAGATTTAGTACACAAAATTTTAACAAAAAGGCATTTTTTTGATGGCATATTTAATATTTTTTATAATTTTTATTGGATTGGTTATATTTTTTGATTAATTAAAATAAATATTGACCTTATTGACAAATTAGATTAACATAGAGTAGTAAAATTAATTAACCTTTAAGAAGAAGGAGAAACACATGAGTAAAACCAAAGATTACATACTAAAGTCGCAAGAACAAGACTTCGATCAACAAGAACAACTCCACGAACTATATTCCGAGATAGAACAAGCAGAAGAGCGTAAGCGTATTCAAGACTTACAACAAGCTGCAAGGGGTGAGTTTGACATTTTTGCAGAAATTAAGAAGTTTAATAAAGCATATAAGGAATCATTATGAGTAAATATAATTTTAAAGAAATAGCTAAAACAGATGTTAGTAACCTCATAGAAAAGAAGGGTAAATTTAACTATTTAAGTTGGAGCCATTGCTGTGAAGAGCTATTAAAGTTAGATCAATTAGCTACTTGGGAATATAAAGAACCACTTACTTTGCCTGATGGCAGTATGATGGTTTTCTGTACAGTAAAAGCATTTGGAAAAGAAATGACTGCACAATTACCTGTAATAGATTTTAAAAATCAAGCTATTAAAAATCCCAATACTATGCAGTTAAATACTGCCATGCAAAGATGTTTAGCAAAAGCAATTGCTTTATATGGTATTGGCCTATTTGTGTTCCAGGGGGAGGATTTGCCGCCTAAAGATGTATTGGAGCATATTGGCAATGTATATGATGAGCAAGGAATTGATGCTGCAAGAAAATATTTTAATACATTATCTGAGGTGGACAGAAAGTTATGCACACCATTTATTGAAAAAATTAAGGATAATAAATAATGGATCAACGAAGTGCTGAATGGTTCTCTGCTAGGTTAGGAAAGGTAACTGCAAGTAAAATAGATGACATTGTTATTAAAACTAAATCAGGCGAATCACAATATACTAAAAAATATAAAATGCAATTAGTAACTGAAAGACTTACTAACAAAGTTGTGCCTGTGTTTATGAACTCTGCTATGGCACATGGAGTAGAGTATGAAGATGAAGCTAGGATAGAGTATGCTAATTTTAATAAACTGTTACTTGATAAGGATGTAAGGGAAGTAGGCTTTATAGATCATCCAAAAATTGATATGAGTGGTGCTAGTCCTGATGGTTTAGTAGGAGATAAAGGTTTAATTGAAATAAAATGTCCTCAACCAATGACACATACAGAAACATTAGAAACAGGCGTTATTGCAAGAAAATATATACATCAAATGCAATGGCAGATGGCCTGTACAGGAAAAGAATGGTGTGATTTTGTATCATATCATCCTGATTTTCCTGAAGCATATAAACTCTTTATTAAAAGAGTAGCAAGAGATAATGACCTCATAAGTCATTTGGAAGCAAGTGTTGAAAACTTTTTAAAAGAAGTTAACGACAAATTAAAAACTATTAAGGAGAATATTTAGTATGGCAGAGTATGATAATACAAATAGATTTGCTCTATTTAAAAACAACAAGCAAAAAGAATCACAACCTGACTATACAGGTACTATAACTTTAGAAGGTGGTAAGGAAATGAGGTTAAGTGCTTGGTTAAGAGAGTCAAAAAATGGGGTTACTTATATGAGTGGTCAGATGAGTGAACCATTAGATAATCAATCGTCAAGTCAATCAACACAAAAACCTGAAGCAAAAAGTATTGATGAATTTAAAGACGATATACCTTTTTAATATAGAGAATTTAGGAGTTACATTAGCTCTCAAGTGCAATAGTTTAGAATTGGTCTAAACATTGTGTCGAGAACTTGAGAGTTTAATGTATTAAAGGAGCAAAAAAGATGATTAAATGGTTACAAAATATAATTACAAAAGGTTTTGTTGTCTATGTAATTAGCATAATTGTTTGTTTTCAAATATGGAATATATACAAGGCCAATAGTAAA